AGAGTACAGATGCCATCCTGGACAAACTGGAAAATCGCAAACCAGGTGATAAAGGATTCTTTGGTACAATGTTTGATCGGGAATGACTATGAAAAAAGTAAATCTTAAACTTGAAGTGCCAGTTGCACTTGAAGTTCTTGCTGCATTAGATAATGCAACTGCAGGTTATAGTGAAGAGTTCGCGCCTAATAGAATTGTTAATCTTCGTGCAGTGATGGATCAAATTGATACTCAACTTGATATGATCACTGCAGAGACGTTTACAACTAAAGAATAAATAGGAGGGCTAGACCCTCTTTTTTTATGGCGAGTCTTTCTGGAAAAACAACTGCAGGAGAACAGAACTGGAAAGTCTACGTAGTAGATCGTTCCGACAGGGCTTCAACCGATTACTTGGTTGAGTCACCTGGTTATGTTTATACTAAGACATCCCCATCTAAACAGACTGATATCCTTGCCATTGCACAGGTGGGTGATAAGGTTAGAATTACAAGTGCAACCATCAATAACGTAATGGTTACCAAAGGTCCACTAGGTAGAGCAAGAACCGAACAGTGTGCACAGGTAAGATATAACGGTAAAACTGGATATCTAAAACTTACGTCAATCAGAAAACCAACTAGTGCTGGTGATGCTGCAGAGAAGAGAACATTGTCACTCACACAATCTCTTCTTGAACAATTGAAGGAAGTTGCTGGTGTTGGTAGAGGTGGTACGTCATCGTTTAATATCACCGTTCCTGGATTGGGGCCAATCAACGGTATTTCAGGAATTAAAAAAGTTACCACCAGACCTCTGGGAAGAGAAGCAAAAGCTGACTTTGCGTTGACTGATAGAAGAGGGAAAGAAATACTTTATATCTCTCACAAACAGGGTGCCACTGCAGCAGCTTTTCAACAGTACGGTGGTGTGTCTGAACAATCGGGAACGCCGGCCAAACCCAGGTTGATAATGGATGATCCAGAGGTTCAACAATTCTTCGATGATATGTACAGTCTTTATGAAGACGCGAAGATGGGTCTGGATCAATTTGACAATAACCCTTTTAGTGGTGGTAGATTAAATAAAAGAATTTTTAGATATCTTGGTGACCCCACTTTGATCAGTAGGTCTGTTTACGGGCCAGATTTTGGTAGACCATTTGGACCAGATAATGTTCACCTTCTGGGGCAGGGTGAATTTATATTCACACCCATCGTAAGTCCAGATGGTGATATTACATTCCAACTTACTTTTTCTGGACCAATGGAAATTAACGGAGTTACAACTCCGTTTACGGAAGTAAATAATCCTTATCGTGCAATCATTGTTGCAAGATTCACAAGTGGTAGAAGAATTGTGAGTAGTAAAGGTAATATTGAGAATGTTCGATGCGTCATCGCACCTGCTGCCCTCGCTGGGGCCGGTGTAAATATTGACACACTACTCTGACCACTGGTCAAAATCTCTGGTAAAATAAATAAAAGAACACGCACAAATTAAATGAATGAAATTTGGAAAGACATTGATGGGTATGATCAATATCAAATTTCATCATTAGGTAGAATAAGAAATAAAAATACTGGCAGAATAAGAAAAACTTTTTTAAAACCTGGTAGAAAATACGAAGTCACAATACAACTTCACAAAAACTCTATTAAAAAAACTTACAATTTACATCGGTTGGTAGCAAAACATTTTTTAGAGAATTATGATGACAATCTAATAGTAATGCATATTGATGAAAATCTTCCAGTTGATGTTGTCAATTCTGTTTCAAATCTAAAAATGTCAACTCAAAGTGAAAATATGAAGGACTGTTTTTTAAAAAATAGAAAATCACATTCTGGAAAGAATAATCCTAGGTATATTGACGGTAGAGAAATGAATAGGAAAACTAATCGTAATAAAGAAAGAGGTCACTGGTAGTGGCTCTTAATACCCATTTGGAACACCTTGAAGATGATATCCTTAATCAAGGTACATCTGGAGGTATCAATGCAATCAACTTCCTCAGAGAACTGGGAGATATGTTGACTCAACCTGAGTCCAGTGTGAGAGTCACTACGAAATGGGATGGTGCGCCCGCGATCATCTGTGGTAAAGATCCAGTATCTCAACGATTTTTTGTAGGAACCAAATCCGTCTTTGCTAAGACTGCACCTAAAGTTATCTATTCTGAGGCTGATGCGGACTCAATGTATGAGGGCCAATTGGCTCAAAAGTTGAAAGATGCATACAAATATCTCTCACAACTTCCTATTCAAGGTGTGTTGCAAGGTGATCTCTTGTTCACCAATGACAAAGATACCCGCACCATTGATGGTCAACAATCCATAACCTTTCAACCTAATACGATTGTTTATGCCGTAACTGCGAACTCTGAACTTGGAAAGAAAGTTTCTAGGGCTAAACTTGGAATCGTATTTCATACCACTTACACTGGCCCTACTCTTGCAGATATGAACGCATCATTTGGTGCAAATGTTTCTACTCTCCAAGGAAATCCTGATGTAATGGTTTTCAGTTCTGACTTCAAAGACATCACTGGTGCCGCAAAGATGACCAGTGTGGAGAAACAACAATACGATTTATTGGTAAACCGTGCAGAGGGATCACTGAAACAATCAAGTGCCTTTCTCAATCTGTTGACTCAGTATGGTGAGAGTAAATTTATGATGAATGTTCTCTTCAAACAGTTTTTCAATTCTTTCATTCGTGAAGGTCGTGCGATTCGCAATGTTAAGAATGTTGTTCAAGACTTCAAAGTTTATTACTCCAATCTTTTGAACAAAGAGATTGCAACAAAGAAGACTAAATCCGCCCAAGATAAATATTTACAAATGCGAACAGATGGACTCAAGTTCATTCAAGCAAATGAACGATCCATTTATTTTACAGTCGCATCCTATATGAATTTGATTGAGGCCAAAAACTTCATTATTCGTAGACTTGAGAGAGTCCAAACCTTAGGAACTTTTCTACGCACTGATAATGGATACAAAGTCACGGCTCCAGAAGGGTTTGTGGCCATCCGTTCTGGTAATGCACTCAAGTTAGTTGATAGACTGGAGTTTTCAAGAGCTAATTTCACTGCTGATAAAAATTGGAACAAAGGATGAAGTTTTTCAATCGCGTAAAAACTATTATTGAGGCTGCCACTCAGGCATCTGAGAAGGCCAAACAGATGGGGTTGCAGGGAGATGGTCACGGAGACTGGTACGATAAGTCTGGGAAACTAGTTGCAAAAACAATTGGTGGTCAGTTAAAATTCTTCGGTGGCAGATCCGCTGGTAAACCAATGGACCCCGCAGATTTGGCTCCTAAACCAGAGAAACAAGCTCCCCAACAAAAACAACAGACAACGCAACAACCAGAAGAAAAAGAAAAGGTTGATGCTGGTTCGTTGACTGTAGGATTTGGTCGGTTCAATCCTCCCACAATTGGTCACGAAAAGTTACTGAACGCAATAAGTCAAACTGCTGGTAAAGGTGGTCAATATAGAGTTTATCCGTCACGATCTCAAGATCCTAAGAAGAACCCCCTCTCACCTAATGAGAAGGTTCAATATATGCGTCAAATGTTTCCTAAACACGCCAACGCAATTGTTGACGACGATAAGACTAAAACTATTTTTGATGTATTGAAAGCTGCCAATGAAAAAGGATATTCCACTGTCAATATTGTGGTTGGTTCAGATAGGGTCAAAGAATTTGAAAACCTTGCGAACAAATACAACGGACAACTATACAATTTTAACAAGATTAACGTTGTGTCAGCCGGCGAACGTGATGCCGATGCCGAAGGTGTGGAGGGGATGTCTGCCTCTAAGTTAAGAAAGGCTGCATTGGACGGTGACTATGATACTTTCCGTAGTGGAATTTCAAAAAACTTAGACGATAAAACAACACAACAACTTTTCAATACCATTCGTAAGAATATGAATGTGAAAACTGAAGAGTGGGAGGTTGCACCTAAATTATTTCCTGGATCACTTCGCGAAAATTATATCTCTGAAAAGATATTTCAAATTGGGTCGTTGGTTGAAAATATGAACCACGGTCTGATAGGAAGAATTGCAAGAAGAGGTGCAAACTATGTCATTGCAGTTACTAAAGAAGGGATTATGTTTAAATCCTGGCTGAAAGATGTAAATGAAGTATATGAAATTGGAACAGACCAATACAGGAATCACGCAATATCGATTACGCCTGGGCAGAAATACCCACTTATAAATAAAATTAGGCAAAGTTTGAAAAAATCCAGAAAAAAATGAAGGACTCTAAACAAGTCAGAACTGAGCATCAATCTTTCATTGAGGCTTATTCGCAGATTGCTTCAAAAGGTAACGAAGAAGCTAAAGAAGCCGAAATGAAAAAGAAATCGGCTAAGAAGTCTAACAATGGCGAAGATGATGATTGCACCTGTGGCGAAAGCGTCTTAGTAAGAAAGACTAATGCCTTCACCGCACTCGCTGAAAAGTATCAGATGAGTGTCAAACAATTCGCTAGGTTTGTAGAAAATAACCAAGGATTGTTTGATGTTGAGACTCGCAAAAAGGCTGTACTTGCCAACAAGTTTTCTGGATTTAAAGAAGTAGTTGAGTGGGATGAGTTTTTTGGTGATCTGCAAGAACTGACCACCAAAGAAACTAAAGCCGGTACAAAGTATAAGGTACGTGTGAAGGATAAGGACACTGGTTCTTCCTATATTCGTTTTGCTACCCGCGAAAAGATTGCACAACTTCGTGCAGATCCTAAGATCTCCTCTGTTGAAATGACAGATGAGGGAGAGGCTCCTGAAGAAAGGGGTGAGAGGAAGGCTCAGGCCGCAGGTGGCGGTATGAAAAAACCCAAAAAGAAGGACGGTGAGGGATCAGAAGCTCCAACGGGTAAACCTATGGGCAAACCCAAGAAGAGAAGTGTAACTACCGAAGCTCACAAACCAGGTCACAAGAAATTAGACCCCGTTGGTAAGGAAGATGAGGATGTAGATAATGATGGCGATTCAGATTCTTCCGATAGTTATCTGAAGAAGAGAAGAGAGGCCATCGGTGCTGCGATTTCCTCTAAAAAGAAAACCAAAAAGGAAGAGTTCTCTAATTGGAGAAACGATCTGAAGGAAGTCATTGGTACTCCTCAGATGCCTGAGAAGAAGAAATCATCCAGAATCAACAATAAAGTTGTAATCAATCCACCTATGGGTGAAGAAGTACAACTGATTTCTGCTGAGGAAGTTGGCCAGATTGATGAAGAAGGTGGTATTATTGATACTGTTAAGTCTTTTGTTGGACTTGCTAGAAATCGTGATACAAAAGTGAAACCTACAACTCCTATGGGTAGAACTGTCACTGGTCTTCAACGAAATAGACAGGCTCTAGATGCTGCAATGAAAGAACTCAATCAAGAGACTGAACTTGAAGGTGATCTGATTGATGAGAAGAAACTCACCGAACCTGAAATGAAAGAACGTGAGAGACAAGTTAAAGGTATGAAGAAAGGTGCTGAGGGTTTCAAAAAGCGTTACGGTGAGAGATGGAAAGAAGTTATGTACGCAACCGCTACTAAATCAGCGAAAAAGAAAGCCTGACCCTATATAGAGGGTAGCTGCATATACAATTATGGGAGCCATCGTAGCGGTTGTAAAACCACTTCTGATCCAGATTGCAACTCACCCTGCTGTCAAAAATCTTGTAATTGAACTTCTAACTAAGTATGTCAATACTACCGATAATAGTATTGATAATATGGTTCTTGCCACGGTTAAAGAACTTCTCTTTAAACCACAAGAATGATTACTTGTTTAGTAACAAACTGGGGAGTAACTGTCTTATTAGGATTTTTACTTGCCCTGTCTGAATGGATAGGTAGAAATCAAGATTTAAAAGAGAATAGTATCCTCTGTTTCATCATTGATTTCTTGAGAGTTGTTTTGCGTAAGGGAGACCAAAAGTAAGGTCTCCCTTTTTTATAAATAAATTTAGGAAAATAATTGCAGGAACTAACCATGGCTCTTTGGGGCAATAACGATAATAGAACCGTGAATACGGCCGCTGGTGTTGCGATTACCGTTAGTGGCACCACGGTCACAGGAACCGCTACCACATTCACCAACTTCACTGCTGGTGATATGATCACAATTGGTCTTGGTGCAACTCAAGGATATGCCGTGATCGCTAGTATTGCGAGCACAACCTCAATGACCCTGGTGGATACAGATACTATCTCCTCCAATATTGCTGGTGCTTCGGTACACAGTGTTGGTCAAAGACCCAAGTATCTTGATGAAGATCCTAGAGGTGTAAAGGACAACAGAACTGTTGGTGTTGGTTCAACTTCATTCAAAGTGTTTGGTGTTGATGCAACGATGGCTGCAGCCCGTAGTGCTGCGAGTTCAAAGTATGCTGTTACTCACGCTGGTTGGGTTGGTGTACAAACCTACATCGATTGTCACGGCACACTGAGAGTTAAGAGTGAAACAATGGTTGCTATGTCTGGTATCACCACTCAGACACAAGTCCCCTCACACGTTCTTCCTGTAACCTGATAAATAAAGTCACGATTAATGTCGTGACGGATGAATTTTTATGAGTTGAATGAAGACAATTATTTGATGTTTGCGATCAAACATTATGAAAATCCCCAAGCAATCACGCAAGAGGATTTCTATGATGATCTAAAACGATTCAAATACATCAAACGTCTTCTACGTAGGTATAAAAAAACTGGAGTTCTCAAGACTCACCTTCTATTGAACCACTTTATTTGTGTGTACAATGTGTTTGGGGATGCAGCAACTCCACTGTTGTTTTACAAAATTGATAGTGACCTTTGGTCATCGATGAAAGCTTTCATCGTATATCTTGGTAGATTACCAGATTACCCAAAAGGGCAAATTCACGACATCTTTGTAGACGTGGAGTGTTTTTCTCAATTGAATCA